GCGGATTGTGAAGCCGAACGGGGCGATTGTGCTGATGGCATCGCAGCCGTTCACTTCGGCGCTGGTTATGTCGAATGTAAAAATGTTCAAGTATTGTTGGGTTTGGGAAAAATCACAATCGACTGGACATCTCAACGCTTGGAAAATGCCGATGAAAGCCACCGAGGATATTTGTGTTTTTTACGCGGCGCAATGCACATATAATCCAGAAATAACTGACAAGCCTGCAAAAAATATCAGGCCGATCACGCCTAGGACAAAGGGTTCTGACTGCTATGGACAGCACGGGTTAAGTGCGCACAGGTGCCCGCCTGACAAGTCTATGCCCAGCACAATACTAAAAATCAGTAACGCGCAGGCGACAGTACATCCTACCCAAAAGCCCGTCGCCCTGATGGAATACCTGATCCGCACCTACACCAATCCGGGCGAAACCGTTCTGGATTTCACGATGGGCAGCGGGACGACAGGCGTTGCCGCGGCCAACACCGGGCGGCGCTTTATCGGAATTGAGAAGAAGGCTGATCCCAGCGGGGAGATGATGAGTTTCTTATTCGACATGTGCGGCATCGAGCGTCGCCTCACACACACAACTTCGGTTAGTGCGACACTAACAAACCAAGGAGATATAACATGGCACTTACTTACTCTAACTTCAACACGTTCGCTGACGTCGAATCGTGGTATGAGCGCATCAAGCCACTGGGCGGTGCAGCCAACGCAGGTAAAGACATACGACCAATCGGTGATCGTGGGCGCAAGTGGGAGCGCATCGCCAAGGTCAGTGACAACTGCTACGCGCTGTCTGATGGCTCCCAATATGGCGACGAGTACTTCGGCAAGTGGCTCTACAGGGGGGATGCCGCATACACGCCGACACTCAAAGACATGGCGTTCTACGCACCGATCGTGTGGCGCAAGCACAAGGATGGCACCGAGACAATTACCTTCCGTAACGGGGCAGGCAATGGTACCCACAACAGGCGCTATGCGTTCTTATATAGACACACACCGCATGGGGTCGGGTTCCGTAACCGCAACGGCAAGCACTTCATCACAGCAGCGGGGAAAGAATACTTCCTTGCCAAGGGTAAAACAGTGCCGCGCGTGGTGTGGGAGAACACACAAAAAGAACTCGCTACGGTGCGTGCGACGCAGGCCAGTAACAGTTGGCGCTTGAAGTATCTCGAATGGCAGCGAGCCAAGGACGACGGGGCGTCGCTCACGTTCAAGCGCACTGACATAATGGGAGGGCGTGGCTATCTGTGGGAGTTTGTCAGTGGTGGCAAGCCAGTCCCTGTGCCTCCGAAGAAGCGTGTGGACCTCAAGACCAAGGCCAAGTTAAAGCCGCACGTCGAAGCGTTCCGTGACTGGGTACTAGCTGTTGGCCCGCTCATGCCGACGCGTGACTACCAATACGAGCGTAGCTTGCGTGACGGCTTAGCCGATTGGGGTAAGGAGACAGGCACTAAGGTTGGCAGCACACGGAGCCTAGCGTATATGCTCGAACCAAAACTATCACGTCAGATCATGGCGGATGAAGCGCACCCGATGCGGTTGCAGCTAGCCTATGTGGCTGTGACGCGGGCTGAACTTCTTACGCCATGCTTGGACGAGGACGACGTGAAGCAGGTCAAGGCAGCGTTTAACCGCTGGGTCAACAAGCATCTTGGCTTGGTAAAAGAAGTGAAGGGATGAAGCGATGAGTAAGATGGAAGCAGCATACGTACGCCAGCTATTGGAAGAGCACGACAAGCGGGAGGAGCAAGTCCCGTATAACGCTGTGCTGCGTGACTTTCGCCGAGATGTAGAGGCGGCGATCCCCGGATGCCGCACGACACTACGTAATAACAACTGGGCTTGGGTCTATATGCCAGAGGACCACATCGCCATGGGTGCCATAGGGTTCGGTAACTTCAGCCAGAACGGCAAGGGCGGCAACGTCTACGCCGTGCATGCTCGCAACATTGTGAACGGTAAATACAGCAGCGGCTCCACGCAGCATAACATGGTGATGAGTTCTAACTGTAGTGTCGCCGTGAAGAGCGCCAAGAAGTTTCTGCGCAGGCTATCGCCGAAGGAGTTGGTGGAGCACACGCACTCACACGTCCGTGATGCCATCAGCCAGATGCGGAAGTCAGCGCGCGAGGTGATGACGAGAGAAGAGGTCGGACTATTTGGTGCAGGCCTCTATAACAGGAAGGACGCCCCTGTGCTAGTAGAACTCAAGCGCCTCATAACAAGCGAGCATACGTTTTTCGACACGACACTGACCGACAGGCTCACCGAGTATTTCGCACTGGGGGCCGAGAATGATAACGCACAGCAGCCCTACAACATGCTGTTTGTCTCGATCACGCAGGGTGGGGGTAAGCAGCGGTTCGATGTTGTGCCCGTGGACAAAGCCGAGAACCACTGGCCCATGATGGGTGAGATCGAGACATACTATGACGACTTGCCCGAGCATATACTTGGTCGGTTGGCAGTGATGAGTATGGTGGAGGACGGCGCGTTCGTGCCCGGCGTGGGCTTCAAACACACAGAGGGGATGTTTTATGTGGCTAGGTGAAAAAGATTTCGCTGACTACAGAGGTATGAAGTTTATAAAATACCGCGACCTAGTCCAAGCACATGGCTGGTACAGGTGTAGCCAGCGCGCGGCGTATTGGGTCGGCGATACCGAGAAGCTACCACCTGATGATAACATATACCGTGTTACTGTAGACGGTGTGATCGGACATGTTCGTGTAGCATGTATTGGCCTAGAAAGTGTTGACGCGATAGTAGATGGTAACTACGATGGTATCGAATCGCTTCCGGACTGGATGCGAGAGAAGATTACCTTACTCAGTATGCTGAGCTGTACCCCACCGACTGAACCTGTCGAGGGTGTGGGTCGGCGTATCAACGACGAAACATATTGGGTGTTTTGTTAGTGCGACACTAACAGGGGCTTCGGCCCCCACCCACAAACCGAAACCAGTTACCGCGGAGAGCGCCATGAAGAAAGACCCACACGACCTCGAACGATTGAACAAGATGATAAGTCCGTACCAAGGGCCCGGATGGGCGGCTACGTCCCGCCCCGAGAAAGAGCGCATGCTGCGAGCGCAGTCCCGTAAGCGTCGCCAGATTAGGCGGGCCGAGGCACCCATCGACGCGCTGCATGTGTGGGCATACGTTATATTCTGCGTCTTTTTGGCAGGTATATTAATCGTAGAGTTGGGAGGGATGTAATGAGTGACCCACAAGAACGTGTGGGCCGAGGTCAGTGGTTCAGCCACGATGGGCCCGTCTGGATTGATACGTTGGGCGATGAGTACCTGCTCAACTGCTACAAGACCTGCCTGCGCCACGACAACCCGAAGGCGGATGAACTGCTGGAGGAGATCAGAAACAGAAACATGGAATGGAGATTAGAGACATGACCAGCATTGACCGAATGAGCGTTGAGCGTCTGGCTGAATACATATCGCCCGACGTGCGGAGAGTGATGCTAGCACAAGCCGACCGCATCGAGGAACTGGAGGCCAAGCTGGCGAACGTTCTGCATGTGGGCCAAGGACACAATGAGTTTCTTGGGGGAGACTGAATAAGCGGCCGGCATTATGCCTGAGACATAACAAAGGAGAACCAAAATGCACATCATGATCGACTTAGAAACCATGGGCACCCGCGCAGATGCGCCAATCGTCAGCATCGGCGCCGTGGCGTTCGACGCCAAAGGGATTGGCCGAGAGTTCTATTGCACGGTGTCCCTGCACAGCGCTGTGCGCTCCGGTGCCGTGATCGACCCATCCACTGTCATGTGGTGGCTGGGGCAAGACAAAATCGCGCAGGACGCGCTGACCGACAGGCAAGATGATGCCGTTGGTCTTGAAGAAGCCCTGCGACACTTCATGCAGTTCGTCTGCTCTTACGGCGACAACCTCAAAGGCGTCTGGGGTAACGGGGCCACGTTCGACAACGTGATTATGCACGAGTCTGGCAAGCGCTGCGGTGTGCCGATGTGGGAGTTCTGGAAGGACAAGTGCTACCGCACCGTGAAGGGCCTATATCCCGAGGTGAAGATGGAGCGCGCAGGCACACATCACAACGCGCTGGACGACGCAAAGTCACAGGCGCTGCACCTGATCGCGGTCGACTATGCCAGCAACGCGCGGGTGTTGTGATGCAGGATTTATCTAAGAAGCAGGCAGAGGCCGCCGATGTTTGTGGTGTGACTGAACAGTTTGCGCAGAGCCTGCTCGACAGGGTCGGCACACCACGAGAAGTATTTATTAGAGAAGCAGCGGAGAAAGCTATGACTACATCTACACTGGCCACACAGGTTGGCGGCAACCACTACAAGGACATGGGCATCCAGCCATGGCAGGCCATGGAAGCATGGCTCACACCAGACGAGTACCGTGGGTACCACAAGGGCGTGGCCATCGCCTACCTCGCACGAGAGCGGGACAAGGGCGGCCTAGAGGATATCGAGAAGGCCATCCACCACCTGCAACGCCTTGTGGAGATGGCAGACTCTATGAAAGGAGAAAACCAATGACCAGCATTTACCTAATCATCTTCGCAATCGGCAGCATGGAAGTCGGTCACATCACGGGCAAAACGG